AGGCCGCCGGGTAGGTTACCCACAAGCCCGGCCGCCCGCCGGGCTTTTTTGTGTCCGGGTAGGCCGGGCAGGTAGGCCGCCGGGTAGGTAGGCGGTAGGTAGGCGCTCGGGTAGGTAGGCGCGCAGGCGCTCCCGGCCGGGTAGGCGCTCGGCCGCGCCCGCCCGCCCCGGCCGCCGGGCAGCCCGGCCGCCCCCGGCCGCCGGATCGCCCCGGCCGCCAGCGCTCGGCCTCGGCCGCCGGATCGGCCAGCGCCCGGATCCGGCCAGCGCCCCGGCCGCGCTCGGGATCGGCCGCCAGCCCCGGCCTCGCCCGGCGCTGCCCGGATCTGGCCGCCGGGCGGCCTCGCTGCGCCCCGATCTCCGGCCGCCCCGGCGCTCGCCCCCGGATCGCCGAAACAGGCCGCAAAACGCCTCCCAGCTTTGGTTGACTGTTGCATTGACTCTGGCCGGCTGGCGGCCAAGTTAGTGGGCGATGACCAACCCGATCAAGCCCGCAGGCGGCCAGCCTGCAAACCTCCCGGCCGAGACCTCGGCCACCGTCAACGCAACCGCCGAGGCCGCCCGCCTCCGCAAAACCATCGCGCTCGCCGAGGAAGCAATCCGCTGCGCCGCCGATCATCGCAGCGCCCGCCACGCCGATGGCGAAACGGAAACGGAAACTTGGGCGCGCTGGAACGATGCGGGCGAGATCGAGGCCGCCGCCAAGGATTGCCGCAAGGCCGCCCGCTCGGCGCTGGCTGGCCTCAAGGTGTTCCCGGATCTCTGGAGCGCCGAGAAGGTGACCGGGGCAATCGAGGAAGCCCGCGCCAAGGCGCTCGGCCTGAAAGCGATCATCGATGAAGCGCAGCGCTGCAACGCAAACCGCCAGATCCGAATATTCGCCCGCCAGATCGCCGCCGCCGTTGCGGCCGATCGCGCCAACGGAGGGAGCAGCAAATGAGCCTCTTCTCCCTCGGCCTCGCCGCCGAGATCGCCGCCGCCCGCAAGGCGCTGCGCCTCGCCGATCCCCACCCGGCTTGGCTCGCCGTTAACCGCGCCGCCGACTGCCTCGCCGATCTGGAGCGCGCCGAGCGCTTGCTCGATAGCGAGCGCGCCAGCGCCGAGGCCGCCCGCGCAGCCCTTGACCGGGCGCTGCAGTTATTCGAGATCGAGGCCGAGCAGGAGCGCCGCGCCGCCGAGATCGCCAAGGCCGCCGCCGCCCCGGACACCTGCGCCGAGATCCTGCGCCGCGCCAACGCTAACAAGCGCCGCCTCGCCGCGATGAAGAAAGGCGGCCTGCTGTGATTACGCTCGCCGAGGCCGGAGCGATCTGCGCCGCATCGATGGCCGCCACCGTGGCGCTGATCCTCGCGCTCGACCGGGGCTGCCGGATCTGGGCGATCTGGACGGCCACCACGGCCGCCGCCATCGCCGCCGGAGCGCTGGCCGCCACGCTGGCCGATCTCCTCGCCGCCACGCTCGCCCGGTAGGCCGCCCGGTAGATCGCCCTCACAAGCCCCGGCCTTGCGCCGGGGCTTTTCTTTTCCCGGCCTGCAGTAGGCCGCCCGGATCTCCGCAGCCCGCCAGATCGCCCGCTGCGGCCTTTCGATCTCCCGGCCTGCCCATCGCCCGGATCAGGCCGGGATCGGCCGCCAGCGCCCCGGCGCAGCCCGCCAGATCCGCAGCCCGCCGCAGCGCTCGGGATCGGCCGCCAGCCCGCCAGATCTCGCCCGGAGCGCAAACAAGCCCCGCCCTGGCGTTTAATGTGCCTTTTCATTGGGGTTTTCGCATATTTTACCCAATTGGGAAGCCCGCCAGCGCCCCGGATCTCGCCCAATAAGCCCCGGGAAGCCCGCCCGGCCTCGCCAAAGGCCGCCCGCTGCCCGCCTGCGCCCCGATCTCCGGCCGGGAGAGTCAACCGCCAGCCCGGCCAGCCCGAGCGCCTGCAGCGCCAGCGCAGCCCAATCGCCCGGCCTCGCCCCGGCTGCGGCCTGAAGGGGAAGGGGAAGCCCGCCCGGGATCCGTCCGGGCTGCCGGGCTGCTGCCGGAAAGGCCAGCGGGCTGTAACCTTTCGGCGATCCGGCCACCGGGCTGGGAGCAATTGGGGATCTGGCGCGGCCTCGAATAGTGAGCCATATTGTCAACCCGAGCTGGGACAGCCTGTCGCACCCCGGCCGGACTAGTGAACGGCCGTTCACCCCCCCGGGGGGGGTAGCGCGCCCGAAGGGGGGCCGGTCACCCAGCGGGTTAACCCATCTGGACTTTTTCTGCAATAAGCCCTACTGGCACTGGTCATAAGCCGTGCTAATAGGTTGGGCTTGGCCTGCTGGTGGTGCTTGACAGGGGTCTAGTCTGCCCCCTCTTATGGATCTCCCCCTCTCCCCCCTTTAGTCCCCCAATGGGGGAAAGGGTTCTTGTGGAGCGAATGTGAATGAGCGTAACGGGAAGCCTTGGGGGAATAGATTGACTAAGTCTAACTTAGGATGATATATCGATGGAATATGGATTATCCAGAAGGAGACTTGATCCGGGTGACCGGGATTTCCAAGCAGCAGATGCGAGGGATTCGGAAGGAATTGAGTGAAGGGGCGCACTGGTATCGGAAGCCTAGCAAAGGGCCGAATACGCTGTGGCCGATTTTCTGGACGAAGGTAGGGGTTGATAATCTTTGCCTGAAGGCTGGGGTGGACAACCCGGAGTTGGCGCAGGAGTTGGCTGCGGTGGAGCCTCCGAAGCAGGTGGAGGGGATTGTCAAGGCCAAGTTCATCAACCCTCGGATTATTGGCTGCGATATCATCCGAGACAAGGGCTACGAGCGGGTCAATGTGCTGGTCAAGGACAGCAAGAATTTTGTGATTGGGATGGTTGTACCCCTGCGGGCTGATGGCGCTCGCTGGGTGGCTGCCAAGCACCCTCGATTTGGAGGCAAGTGGTAATGGCTAAGAAAAAGCCGGGTAAGCCTAAGAAGTCTAAATCTAAGCACAAGGTCATCAAGAAGAGCAAGTTTATCTCTGCTGCCGAGTATCTTGAGAATAAGTGCATCAATGATGAGCAAGCCGAGGCTTCTCTAGTCTATGCCGTCAGGTCGTTCAACAAGTACTTTAAGGAAGGTCTGATCGTAGCCAAGGTTGCCGATGGAAAGTACAAGGTAGTAACCTTTGGCCCGGGATCTCCCAAGGAGCATTTTAAGCCCGTTATGTGGGCCTCCATCAAGGCAGCCTATGAAGCCTTTAAGGAGGGCATAACCGAGGACGAAATTTTTGAAGGCTAACGCCACGGTAGCACAATGGCAGTGCGCCTGCTTTGTAAGCAGGGGGTTGTCGGTTCGACTCCGTCCCGTGGCTCCATCCTTGACAAAACCCTTATAAACTGTATTAAACTTACTTATGTCTAACATCATTGAAAGTATCAAGACCCTGATCCTCAAGGCCGGAGACTATCTTTTTGCTCCAAAGATTGAGGCCATTAAGGCTAAATCCAAGACTTCTTACAAGCCTTGCGTCACCAAGCGTAAGATTGCCAAGAAGAAGTGAAACTGACCCAACATCCGGTTCTTAAGATTCCTTCACAGGAAGACCTTAAGAGTCTGACAGAACGGGTAGGTGCAGCCGAAGTCGCTCGGATCCTTCGGATCCGAGAAGAGAAGATCGTTGCTGAGAAGACAGATCCATACCGTCACGGCTACGAACCATTTCACTGGAAAGACGCTGATAACTTTCTCAAGGAGTATCAAGAGATCTGCGTTCTTGGTGGCAACCGTGCTGGGAAGACCGAATGGGCTGCAAAGCGTGTGGTTTCGATGCTGGTAAATACGCCTAATGCCCGTGTCTGGTGTCTGCACACCACATCCAAGTCTTCCATTGAAATGCAGCAGAATGTCATCTGGAAGTACCTCCCCCCGGAATACAAGTCGCTAAAGAAGGGACGAGTGACCAATATCCAGTATTCCCAGAAAAACGGCTTCTCGGACGGCACTTTTATCTTTCCCAATGGAAGCCAGTGCTATTTCCTTAATTACGCGCAGGAAAAGCGAGTTATTGAGGGTGGCGAGTGCGATATTATCTGGTGCGATGAACTTGTGCCGCTGGATTGGATTGAAACCCTTAGATACCGTATCGTTACCCGCCGAGGTAGGCTTATTGTGACATTTACCCCTATCTCCGGGTACACCAATGTCGTAAAGGAGTATATTTCCGGCGCTAAAATACTGGAAAGTAAGCAGGCAGTTATCCTAGATCAAAATATTCAGCACGCTCCGGGCGTGCCTAACGGCCATATGCCTTACCGGGCTAAATCCCGTGGTAAAGATGCTGGGGTAGTCTGGTTTCACTCCCAGTTCAACCCGTATAACCCATTTGACGAACTCTGTAAGACCCTAGACGGCAAGACTACCTACGAAAAGAAGATCCGAGCCTATGGTTGGGCTGAAAGTCTTGCCGGAGCGCAATTCCCTAGATTTGGAGATCTTAACGAGATTGATGAGGATAAGATACCCAAAGAAGGCACGAATTATATGGTCGTTGACCCGGCTGGAGCCAGAAACTGGTTTATGCTTTGGCTTAAGGCTGTAGGTCAAGGTGAGAATGTCCGATATTACATCTACCGAGAGTGGCCGGATGTATCTTACGGGGAGTGGGCGCTACCAGACTCAAAATTAGATGGCAAGGCAGGCCCGGCGCAACGCGCTGGAGGCGGCAGAGGCATAAATGAGTACAAGGAGATCATCCGAGAGATGGAAGGCGATGAGAAGGTCGAGGAGCGCTTAATTGACCCCCGTGCTGGGGCTACACAGGCGGCTAGCAAGGAGGGAGGCACTTCCCTTATCGAATTACTTGATTCTGACCCTGAACCTATGTATTTTACCCCCGCACCCGGTTTGCGAATCGAGGAAGGTGTGGCATTTATCAATGATGCCCTAGCCCACGACCCAAGCCAACCTCTGTCCCCAATTAACGAGCCTAAACTCTATGTTTCTAAGAAATGCGAAAATCTTATCTATTCCCTGCGTGAATGGACTGGGGCTGACGGTGAAAAGGGCGCTTCTAAGGATCCAATTGACTGCCTACGCTACCTGATGGTAGTTAGTCCTGAACAGTATGACGAAAACAACTATAAGTGCAAGGGGGGCGGTTCATACTAAAAATGAAGCCTGACGAGTACCCAATGCTGCTTTCTAGGTCTTCTGCCAAGCGTCTTACTGGCATTGATGTAAGAGAATTGGACAAACTTAGAAAAACAGGTCAGATTCGGTGTTATACTACACTAGGTGGACAGCATCGCTTCCACAAGTCATCCCTTTTGCAATATATTGAATCTAAATCACAAGAATATGTCCGATCAGAACAACAGCAAGGATAAACTGGCTTTTTTCTCCGAAACGCCGGATATTGGCGAACTTCGCAGCGAACTTCAGCGCTCCCTGTACAACGGTGGCAATGTAGCCCGCCTTAACTCTAATGACGATATCCGTCTTGCCCGATGGAGCGGTCAGTCTGATGACGGCAAGAAGCACAGCAGCAATATGACAGAAGGCGAACAGGCTTTCCCGTTTGAGGGCGCTTCCGATGTTCGTTGCCGTCTTGTTGACCAGACCATTAACGAGTTGGTTGTTCTCCTTGTTTCTTCTTGGCAACTTGCTCGTCTCCGTGTTGGCGGTACTGAAGTTGGTGATGCTTCCCGGGCAGCCTCTATCCAGACACTTGCCGACTGGATTGTTAATAACAAGATGCGGGCTGATCTTCTTACAGAATCTGAACTGCTCGCTCAATATACCCAGCAGTTTGGCTGGGCTGTTGCCCATATCGGCTGGGAGCGCCGCCTTGGTATTCGCCCTGTTACGCTAACTCTTGCAGAACTTGAGCAGCGTGGTATGTCTGGTGATGTTATTGCTGGTGAGGCTGTCAATAGCCTTAAGTCTACTGGCACTAGCGACTATAGCATTAGTGCGCTTATGGCGCTTATCGGTGTAAATAAGGATGATGCTGCGCGGGTTGCTGATGAACTGATGATTTCCGGAACAAGCACATACAATCAAGAGTATGCCGTTAGCAATGCTCCTGTCGTTGCTGCACTTAAGCCGTTTGATGAAATCTGTTTCCCTCCTGAAACGCTAGACCTTCAGGATGCTCGCGTCATCTTTAAGCGCACATTTATGACGGAGGTTGAACTTCGTGAAATGATTAAGACTGCAGAATGGAGTCAGGAGTTTGTCGAAGAAGCCTGTAAGACTACTGGATCTACTGATTGGTACTCTGAACCTAACCTTATCCCGGCTACAACGAATATCCATAACACCATTGAACGGGCTGATAACCTTGTCGAAATTGTGTATGCATACAATCGCCAGATTGGCCCTAATGGAGTCCCTTGTATCTATTACACGGTGTTCTGCCCTAACACCCGAGAAGAAATCTTTGCCAAGCACGAAATGCTTGACTACGCACACGGTTTCTACCCATTCGTAGAATACCGCCGCGAGCGCCTGCGCCGCTCTATCGTTGAATGCCGTGGTGTCCCTGAACTGGCTTACACTGACCAGATGGAAATTAAAGCGCAGCACGACTCGATTCGTGACCGTACTGCATTTGAAACACTTCCCCCAATCAAGGTTAAGAAGCGCCTTGGTACTCAGAATGTTATCCAGCCGGGTGGTCTTCTTCCCGTTACTACCCCGGATGACTATACATTCCTTTCTCCTCCTCAGGGGAATCCTGCACTTGCATTCAACTTGATTGATCGTGTCGAGCAGCGCAATGCAGCGTATTTTGGACTTTACCACGCCAATATCCCTCCGGTTAAGACACAGACTACACAGCAGTTTATCGTTAATAACTGGCTTACCGCTTGGGGTCGCATCTATAAACAGGTCGTTTCACTATCCCTCCAGTATATGGATGGCGCTGAAATTGAACGCGTTACTGGTATGCCTATTGTTCTTGAGCCTCAGGAGTTGTCCGCTATGTATGACTTCAATGTGTCCTACAATGTCCGAGAACTTGATACGGACTATGTCCTTGAGAAACTGAAGGCCATCTCGTCCTTCGTTGTTCCTATGGACTCTGGAGGCGTTATTGACCGCAACAAGTTGACCGCTCGCTTTGTCGAGGCTATCAGCCCTGAGGCCGCCAAGGACATCGTTATGGATCAGGCTTCTGCCTCCCAGCGTATGTATGCTGATGTCCAGACGGACATTGCCAAGATGATGGCTGGTATGGAGCCTCAATATGTTGAGAACGACCCGGCTGCTAAGTCCAAGTTGCAGTTCGTTCAGGACATTATCCAGAAGAACCCCAAGGCGCAGCAGGCTGCACAGGAAGACCAGCAGTTCCAGATGCTCTTCCAGAACTATGTCAAGAACCTCCAAATGAGCGTTTCACAGCAGGATAATAAGTCTATCGGACGAATTGGTGTCAGCCCAGTCTCGGATAAGATGGCACAGCAAGGCCAAGCCCCGCAGGGTCAGCCTCCTCAGCAACCCGGATTCTAATTATGGCTAAAAGCATTGATGACCATAAGCGCGTTCTGTCTTTTGAGACCAATGAGGTCTTTGAGGCAGTTCTTGTTTTTATTGATATCAGCATCGAAGCCGAAGTTGATCGCGCTATTGCTTACTCCACTGAGGGAGAAAAGCGTGTCCACGCCTGTGGCCGGGCTGAAAGCCTAAAGGACTTCAAGTTCCTGTTGCTAGAACAGCAGCGCGAGGCGCAGCAAGGCAAGTACGGCTCCTGAGTTAGAGCAGAAGTTGCCAAAACTTACAAACCAGCGGTCACCCCATTGACGATGCTTGGTTTCTGAGGTTATTCCTCGTACGCCTCTGGGAGCAACAATTCCCTGCTATGTCAGATTCCAATAGCGCCGATATCGATCCGGCCCAAAAAAACATCGAGGTACAGTCAAATATGCCCCAGTCCGGGCTAAACCAAGAATCGCTCGCGGATATCTTCCGCAGCACCCTGTTCAAGGACGATGAACAGACGGGACAGCCCCAAACCGAAACAGAGGGCGAAGACCAAACGGAGGTCAAGGATAACGAGGAAGGCGAACAGTCCCTGCAGGACGAAGTAGCCGACAGCGAAGTCCCCCCGGCCGAGGATGGCGAAGAGGATGTTCCTTCACAGTCAGCGGAAGACAACGGAGATGATGACAATCTCTCCAAGGGCGTTCAGAAGCGAATCGATAAGTTGACGGCCAAGCGCAAGCAGGCCGAAGAAGAGTCCGAAAGGCTCCGTACTGAAGTCGAATCTCTGAAGCAAGAAATCTCTGAAACCAAGGCTTCGGGGTCGGCAAACCAAACAAGCGTCACAGACGCATCAAATCCGTTTGCCAATCTTAATACGAAAGTCGATGTGGCGAAAGAGATCGAGCAAGCCCGGTGGCTAAGATACAAGTGTATGGAGAACCCTAACGGTTTCGTTATGGGTGAAACCGAATATGGCCCTGAAGATGTCAGCCGAATGCTGGTCAATTCAACGAAGGCAATCGAAATTCATCTGCCTAAACAGATGGACAAGATTCACGCCTACGACACGATTCGACCAGTTGCAGAGGCTGAATATCCGTGGTGGAAGACACCGCAGGCCAAGGAGTACCAGTTGGCGCAGCAAGTAATCAAAAACTTCCCTCAGTTTAAGAACCATCCGGATTATATGCTCTTCGTGGGCGATTACATCCGAGGTTATATGGCTCGGGAATCTAAGGCTACGATGCGTCAGGGATCCATTAAAGCACAAGTACAGCCAGTTCGTCCTACCGCTGCTCCAGTAAAAACTAGCGCAAAGACAGCCAGCGCAAAGAGTGCAGAGAGTCGATTCGTCAAATCGAACAACGCTGAAGACCTCGCTCAGGTATTGCTATCCAAAGGCTTCGTTTAATCCCCCACCCCCCCCATACTACTATGGCTAAACTCCTCGAAAAAGACATCGTCAACGCTGGTAAGCGTGAAGACCTTGCTAACCTCATCGCTATGGTCGATGCTAAGGACACCCCCTTCACCTCTATGGCGAAGAAGGGTTCCCAGCCCGGCAATACGATCTTCCGCTGGCAGGCTGACCGCCTCCCGGCTGCCGCCGCCCCTACCGCTGTTGTCGATGGCACGGATGTCGATCCTAACTCTGGCACTTCCAACTTCGTCAATGACGGCGGTACTCAGTACCGTGTGGAACTGTCCAACCGCATCCAGATCTTCCGCAAGGCTGTTCGCGTCTCGAAACTGACTCAGGATGTCGCAAACATCGCTGGTGTCCGTGACGAACTCGCCAACAATGTCTCCAAGGCGATCACGATGATCAAGCGCGATATGGAAGTCTCGATGTGCAGCAATCAGACCGCTCAGGTCGATAACGGCACAGTCGGCTACCGTACCCGTGGTCTCGACAAGTGGATCGTGGCTGCTGCCAATATCGACACCGTTGACCTCCCGGCTGCTGCCTCGGCTTTCTGCCCTGCTGCTGCCCAGATCTCGACTGTCGGCACTGCTGCCCTCACTGAAACCGTTGTTCAGGACATCCTGACTGGCATCTACAGCCAGACTGGTCAGTTCAAGAACTACGATGCCATTGTCGGCCCGACCCTCAAGCGCGCCTTCACTAACCTCGTCTTCACGACTAACGCTGTCGGCACGAACCAGTACCAGAGCGTCCGTACCTTCAATCGCGAAGCGGATGCCTCCTCGTACATCTCGTCCGTTGATGTGTTCCAAGGCGATTTCGGTCAGATCCGTCTCCACCCCAGCCTGTTCCTGAAGAATAACTTCAGCGGCTATATCATTCCGTTCGATCAGGTCGAAATCCGCTACGGCGGCAATGTCGCTCAGGTCTCTGAACTGACTGACAACGGTGGCGGCCCTGCCCGTCTCATCGAAGCGGTTGCTGGCCTCTGCGTCTATAACCCGCTCGCCTTCGGTAAGTTCGACTTCACCGCCTAAAGCGGAATGTCGGACATCATCCAGTCGTTTGCTGATGTCATTCCCTCCCATCTCAGAAATGAGGTGGAGAGGGAACTCATCGCTGGCTGGAAGGTTCAAGAGGCGGCTTCGTATCATCAGGCCAAGCAGTTTGCGGCCTTCAATCACGCAAACGCTGCTAAATCTATCGAGGGGGTAGGCGAGTTGAAGGCTCGCATCCCTTCTTCTGCTATCCATTATTGGGGTCAGCGTCTTGGTTACGACTGTTGGAATGACGAGACTTTCGTCAATGAATTCATTCGTGACAACCCCGAGGTTGCCGTAAACAACCGGATCAAGCGCACAACCGTCAACGGTGCTATTTTCACTGCTGACGGCCATCTTATCAAATGAGAATTACTCATTTTTCCCCTATCCTGTTTAATGCCCTTCAGTATTCTGGGCAGGATCGGCACAATATCTCAGAGGAAACATTTGCTCAGTTCCGAGACTTCATCAATGAACGAGTCCGGAATGCTTGGGAGTCTCAGGACTGGCCCGATCTAATCCGTGTTGCCCAGTTGGTTGTTACTACAGATGTGAGCGGTTTAGTCACTGCTGCTATTCCGGCTAATGCTGGAGAAGTTCTTAATTGCTATGATCGTGACCCACTTGTAACTACCCGGGCCACCGAACTCTCGTTTAGGCTGTATGACAATGGTACTACTCAGTCCCTTGTATTCCTTTCTGATCCGGGTACTGTATATGCCGAGTATCGCATTAAGCGTCCTGAACTGACTGGAGACCTTTATAGCGTCTCGGTTGCCTATACTATTGGCGCTCAGTGCTACTTCGATTCGGGAAGCAATACTGGCACTTATATCCCTATTGCTGGAAAGCCGCATTATGGTAACTTCTATAACTGCCTTGAGGCTACTACCGCTGGTCAATCACCTTCGACACATCCTGCAAAGTGGCAGATCGTACAGATTCCCTATAACTTCTCTGCTTACGCTGCCCGTGGTTCTTTTGCTGACTGGCTTAAATCTGAACTCCAACTTGAGGCCGCTCAGGTCGCAGAAGCCGAAGCCCAAAATTCTCTAGTTGAAGCGGTTGACATCATCCTGCGCCAGCAGAATCAAGTTAATCGAATCAATATGAATAAAACTTACTAACTACTATGTCTGCTAATATCTCCATCACATCACCGTTTGTCCCTGTCTTCACTCACGCTGAAGGCTCGCTTACGACCTCTTGGGTCGAAGTGCTTCCTGCATCTGTTACCCCTGAGAAGCGTGTTGCTCTTATCATCCAGAATAAGGACACTGCCATCACGATTGAAGTCCACCTTGGCCCTTCTGCCAATACTGCCAATGGCGGACTCAACCTTGCACCCGGCGCTTCTATCTCTTTGGACTCCTATAAGGGTGCTGTTCAGGCTCGCTCTGCTTCCGGCACACCTATCATTCAGGTAGCCTTTGGCATCGTGTAATGTCGGTCTGGTTTAAATACCCTTCCGATAAGGACATCACTCCGGGTCATCCGAGTGGATCGTCTATCTTTGCGCCGGTGTCTGGCGGTGGCGGTGGCTACCCTGCGTATGGGACTGTGCTATCTACGGGTTATGGAGTGGATTACGAAAATGGTGCTACACAGGCTTATTCAAGTATCCTTGCTCACTGGGTTTATACTCAAACCTGTGATGTTGATACCAAGGCAGATGGTTCAGGTGGTTCTTTCGTAGATTTTGGTAGTGCTAGTAACATTCAGTTTAAAGCAAATGGCACATTTGTTGCCACTAGTTCTGAAGAC